CTTCCCTTACTTCCTACTAAATGTTCGGAGTTTTATGAAAACATATTTAGATGAAACATTAGAAGATAAATTAAAAGAACTTAGGGTTTATGAGTTAGAAACTTTTGTGAAGTGGGGTAATCGTAAAAGAATCTTTAAGATGGTTGGTGTTCAGTTTGAGATCAAGTTTTGTAAAGCAGAACAATTATTAAAAGATTCTTTATACAGTGATACCACTGCTCAGAAACTTAAAATGGTTGAGATGATGATTAGAGCTTATGAACAATTAAATATCAAATGTGAAGAAAGTGGATACATTATGATTCAGCCTAATGTTAAATGCTTTAACTTTGATAATAAGACTGCATTAGTTTGTGATATTGATGATGAAAAACCAGCACTAGAAATGATACATAAAGATGAGAAGGACATAATGATATTTAGCATAGAAGAATTATTACGATGTATTCCTAATGATTTTATGAAAGCAAAAGAACTATTATCTAGGCTAGATAAGTCAGTAAACATACAGAAGGTTACTTATGTCTAAGTGGCATGGTGGTAAAGGATCAAAACGTAGACCTGAAGATAAGAAAAAGATAGACGATAACTGGGACAAGATATTTAAGAAGGAGAAGAAGGATGCCAATAAAACTAAAACCAAGTGTAAAGATTAAGAACAAACAAACAGGGAAGATGGAAACTGAACATTTCTATCTTAAATGTATGTCAATAAAGGAGATTAAAGAATATATAGAATCTTCTTATGCTAAACCTAAAATTGTGCAGAAATGCAAAAATGAATTAATAAGGAGAGAAAAATGAATTATGAATATCACGAATTAGCAAACTTATTTCCTTTGATGGATGAAAGTCAATATAGCGATTTAGTTGCTGATATAAAAGAAAATGGATTAGTAGAATCTATTGTATTACATGAAGGTAAGATTCTTGATGGTAGGAATAGATACAATGCTTGTAATGATGCAAGTGTAGAACCTAAATTTGTAGAATATGAAGGCGAAGATGCTTTATCTTATGTTATATCTTTAAATCTAAATCGTAGGCACTTAAACGAAAGTCAAAGGGCTATGATCGGTGCAAGATTGGCTAATATGAAAGCTGGTGATAATCAATATGGTCAGGCAAATTTGCCCAACCAATTTTCCAATAAAGATGCATCAGATAAATTAAATGTTAGTGAAAGAATAATTAAATCTGCAAAAAGGGTACAAAAAGAAGGCATAGAAGATTTACAAAAATCTGTTGAAGCAGGAAGAGTATCTGTTAGTGCTGCTTCTGATATTGCAACTTTAGATAAAGCAGAACAAGAAGTTATTGTTGCAAAGGGTGAAGATGAAATATTGAAGATGGCTAAAGAAATAAGAGCTAAAAAATCAGAAGTTAGAAAGGCTGAGAGAATTGCAGACATTATTAAACAAACAGAAGATATTAAAAATTTAGATATAAATTTTGATAAATCTTATAGTTGTATAGTAATTGACCCACCTTGGGGTTATGGAACTGAATACGACCCAAATGGAAGAAGAGCAGCAAATCCATATCCTGAAATGACATTAGAACAAATCAAGGATATTAAACTACCTGCAACTAATGATTGTGTTTTATGGTTATGGACTACACATAAATTTATGAGACATAGCTTTGATATTATAGATACATGGGGATTTAGAGATGTATCAATACTAACTTGGAAGAAGGATAGAATAGGATTAGGAAGCTGGTTAAGAAGTCAATCTGAATTTTGTATTATGTGTGTTAAAGGAAGCCCAGTTGTTAATTTAAGTAACCAATCTACAGTTATTGAAGGTAAATTAAGAGAGCATAGTAGAAAGCCTGATGTATTTTATTCTATGGTCGATTCTTTATGTGTAGGGACTAAGTTAGATTATTTTTCAAGAGAACAAAGAAATGGTTGGGATACCTTTGGAAATGATGAATCAAAATTTTAATAATAGATTAGAGTATGGCGAAAAGGCTGAGCAACATTTTTATAATTTATTTATACAAAATAATATTCTTGCATATATTAGTAATGGTCAAAGTGAGGTAGGAGATATATGGTTACCAAATCTTAAATCTAATATTGGTAAAGGTTTTTATTTAGAATTGAAAACAAAACCAATGAGGTGGGCTTATCCTGATACTGGTTTTGATTTAAGTGTTGCTAAAAATTACTGGAACAATTTAATTAATGGCAACGATACGTTAATAATTTTTATTGATAAACAAAATGGTATTTATGGAAATTTTGTAAGCATTCTTTTTAATAAATATCCTGATAAAAAATCATTTGAATATTTAACAGAACAATCAGCTTATCCAAGATGCGAAGCTGGTATTTTATATTTTCATAAAAGTAGTTTTGAGAACATAGATTATTTGAAAAAACATTTACAGTTAAAAAATTTAGACGAACAAGAGTTATTAAAACAAGTATAAGGAGAGAGAAATGAATGACCCAGTGAACCACCCATTACATTACAACAACGCTAAAGGTGGCGTAGAATGTATTGACTATATTAAACAACAATTAGGCAGAGAATTTCCTGCTTATCTAGAAGGTAATGCAATTAAATACTTGCATCGCCACAAATACAAAGATGCCAATATACAAGACTTACAGAAGTCTGTTTGGTATATTAATAAGTTAATAGAACATTACGAGAACTTATGAAGATAGATAAACAAAAATTAGAACAGAAGATTAAGGAAGGCAAATCATCACATGATATTGCTATGACTTATGATGTGCATCCATCTACGATCAGAAGAAAAGCTAAAGCATTAGGTCTAAAGTTTCAAACACAATCACACTGGAGAAAGGGATGACTGTAAGTATAGATATTAAAACTAATGCTAAAGAATTAGAAAAGAAGTTAGGTATGTTTCAGAAGAAGCATATGCCTGAGATAGTTTCTGATTCTATTAATGAAGTTGGTGTTAAGTCAGTTAATGCTATGAGAAGTCAATTGTTTAAGAAGCTAGATAAACCTACTAAGTTTACATATACAGGTGTTAAGTTATTTAAAGCTAAACCTAAAGACTTAGCAGCTTTAGTATTTATACCTGACATACAGGCTAAGTATTTAGAGAAACAGTTTGAGGGTGGTCTAAGATTACCTGAAAGAAATAAGATACCAGTACCAGTAGACAAGGCTAAGATTAATGCATTTGGTAATATAAAAGGTAAAAGAACTGGATTGATTAAAAGAAATACTGAGTTCATGGGTAATGTTAAAGGTATTGATGGTGTATGGCGTAGGGTTGGTGGAAAGCGTAATCCTAAGTTGAAGCTGATCGTAGCTCTTGAGAGTTCAGTTTTTTATAGAAAGCGTATTGAGTTTTATAAAACAGTTAAGGGTGTTGTGCAAAAGAATATGGATAAGATATTAAATAAGAACCTGAAGAGGATAGTTGGCAGATGATAGGTTCTTCTACAGCATTGAACGTGGGTTATTCGCGATCGCAGTTTTTTTTTAGCGACAGCCCTGAAAGTTCCATGTCATAGCCAAAAGGAGAGTAGGTATGAAAATAAAAAACACAGATATAAACGATATAAAACCATACGATAAAAACCCTAGAAACAACGCTAATTCAATAGATAAGGTAGCAGATAGCATAGCTGAGTTTGGTTTTAGGCAACCTATAGTTGTTGATGAAGATATGATTGTCTTAGCTGGACATACTAGGCTTCTTGCATCTAAACAATTAGGACTAAAAAAAGTACCAGTGCATATTGCAGAGGGTTTAACTAACGCACAAAAAAAGGCGTACAGGATTATGGATAATAAATCTTCTGAAGATTCAGAATGGGATCAAGAATTATTAAATTTAGAAATAAAAGACCTTATAGAAGATAACTATGATTTAAACATGACAGGTTTTACTCCTGAACAAATAGACGCATTATCTGTTTTAACTGAATCAATATTAGAAGGTGAGACAGATGAGGATTCTATTCCTGAACCACCTAAAGAGCCTAAAAGCAAACTGGGTGATATTTATGAATTAGGACATCATAGATTAATGTGTGGCGATAGTATTAACATTGATGATGTTGATAAATTAATGGATGGTAAAAAAGCAGATATGGTTTTTACTGACCCACCTTATGGCATAGATTATCAAGATATAAAAAAGAATCATAAAAAGATTGCAGGAGATGAATCGCTATCTAATGTAAAAGATTTATTATCTTTAATTCTAGTTTTAGATATTCCTATGTACCTTTGTTGCAACTGGAAATGTTTTAGTGCATTTGAAGAAGCTATGCACGAAGCAGGTAAATATCCTAAATCTTGTATTGTTTGGGATAAAAAAGTACGAGTACAGAATTTGGATAAATTTTATAAAAGACATGAGTTTATTTTATATCATGGCGAATTTGGTGGTCAAAAAACTTTAGATGGAGATGTTTGGATATGTGATAGAGAGGTTAGAAAAGACCACCCAACTGCAAAACCAGTAGAATTATGTGAAAGAGCTATAAGATATTCTTCAGAAAACGCTGATATAGTTTTAGATTTATTTGGTGGAAGTGGTGCTACTCTTATTGCAGCTGAAAAATCAGCTAGAAAATGTTACATGATGGAATTAGACCCAATATATGTAGATGTTATTGTTAAACGCTGGGAAGATTTTACTGGTAAAAAAGCAAAACTAATCAATGGCTGAAATACCCAATTATCCAATAGCAGTTATAGCTAAGCTGCTAGATTTATCTGAACGCCATGTTAGAAGATTGGCAGATGATAATATTTTAAAAAAACCTGAAAAGAATAAGGGTTGGGAAATAACTAATGTAACTTTATATATTAGATATTTAAGAGAAAGAGCATTTGGTAAAGATATAAGCACTACTGATTTACATAATGAGAAGCTAAGACTTACTAAAGCACAAGCAGATAAGGCAACCTTAGAAGTAAATGAATTAGAGGGTGAACTTATACCTGCTCAATTAGTTGAAGATACTTGGATTGGTTATAGTGCTAACGTTAGAGCAAAGTTATTAGGACTACCCTCAAGAATAGCTCATAAAGTTATAACAGCAGAAGATTATCAAGAAGCATTATTAATAACAACAGAGGAAGTGCATGAAGCACTAAACGAATTGGCAGAAGATGGAATACCTGAAAAATATAGAAAACGTAATAAACAGCGTAAATCGAAGCTGGAGACCACCAAAAAATCTAAAGATTAGCGATTGGTCTGATAGTTATAGACGATTATCACCTGAAGCATCAGCAGAAGCTGGTATATGGCGTACTGATAGAGCTCCATATCAACGTGAAATAATGGATTCTTTTAATGATCCTGATATTCAGAGAATAGTATTTATGAAATCTGCTCAAGTTGGAGCTACTGAAATTCTATTAAATGTTATTGGATACTACATAGATCAAGACCCTGCTCCAATGTTAATTCTACAACCTACTTTACAGATGGCTCAAACATTTAGTAAAGACAGGCTTGCTACTATGATAAGAGATACAGATAAAATTAGAAACTCTGTCGCTGACCCAAGAAGTCGTGATTCAGGCAATACAGTTTTATCTAAGAAATTTGCAGGTGGTAATCTGAACATAGTTGGTTCTAATTCTGCATCAGGACTTGCATCAAGACCAATTAGAATCGTATTAGCTGATGAGGTTGATAGATATGAAGCATCTGCTGGTTCTGAGGGAGACCCAATATCACTTGCTACTAAAAGAACAACTACTTTTTGGAATAGAAAGATATATATGTGTTCTACTCCTACTATAAAAGGACTATCAAGAATAGAAACTGCTTTTGAAGAATCAGATAAACGCTATTACCATGTTCCTTGTCCTGAATGTAATGAGAAGCAAGTTTTAAAATGGAAGAATGTAGTTTGGGATGAAGATAAACCTGAAACAGCTTCTTATGCTTGCGAACATTGTGGTTCAGTCATAGATGAATCAAAAAAACAATGGATGTTAAAACATGGTGAATGGATTGCATCAGCACCTAAATCAGATACAGCAGGATTTCATATATCAGAACTATATT